ACTCACCGGCAGTGGTCGACACGTATACCGTGTCGCCTTCGGAAAATGCCGAGGTGTTCATGCCGGAGATCGTGCCAAATGTCGCAATCACGACATTGCTGTTATCCGTCGAACTTGCGTCGTTTACAAGTCCAAACGCAGGCATGGAAGCAGGCGCGTCGGCTTCCGCTAATTGCACCTCAGTCTCGTTTCCGCTGTGGCCGCTGATAAAGACCACCTGTCCCCTGGTCAGCGTGCCGCCACTGCGGTTCTTTGCGGTGAACAAGACCGGGCCGTTGAGACTGGTGGCTTCAGTGGTGCCGTCGCTGGCTGCCGTCACTCGGCCCTTCGCATCCACGGTGATATCGGCGTTCGTGTAGGCACCTGCTGGGCTGGGCGATACGTCCGCAAGGCTAATCGTGGGCGTCGTATTGTTGCCGTCGGAGACGATCGGGGCGGTCCCCAGCACCCCGGTCACCGTGCCGCTGCCACCGCCGCCAGCGGTCGGGGCGCAATACGTCACCTCGCCGCTAGAAACAGTGACCCCGATCGAAGTGCTGCCGTTCGTCTCAACGGCTTGCACCGAGGCCGCCGCCCGCATGTTGCTCCCGATCTGGAGAGTGGCGTCCCAGATCGAGTTATTGGTGGCAACGACCGCATCCAGCACGAAGGTAGCCACACCGCTAGACGTGGTGGCGGTCCTGTTGATGCCGAGTTCGTCCACCTGGAACGTCACGTCGACATTGGGATCGGGCGTCGGATCGACCGTCACCTGCATGGTGGTCGTTCCGCTGTTCGACAGAAGGATTCTGGTTGGATTGCAACTCACGATTTGTCCCCGAATGGCATTGCCTTGTTCAGTTTATCACGCCTTTTCCCACATCCGCAATCCTTTCCCGTCTTCTCGGCGACCTTCTCGACGACCGCCTTGATGCCGGTCTTCTCGGTGATCCTCTCCACCAGATCGCCCAAGCCTCGCATGGAGGGGGGGGGTTCTTTAGGCGGCATGGGCTTTTTGCGTGTTGGTCTGGTGTTGTAGTAGGTCATACGTTCGGTCCCCAGTTGGTCGGATCGTCGCAATCCGCTGCGTCCGGAGTCAGGGCAGGGCACTGGGCCGTGCCTCGCTCGTAGGTTCCTTCACCGCCGCAGCACAACGCCCCGTTGGCCGTGTCTCCATTTCTGACAGACTCCGACACCTCGGTCGGGATCTCATGCCCGATCTCATCCGGCAGGCTGCCGAAATCGCAAGTACCGCCAGGCATGACTCGGCAGATGTACCCGTCGTTGCTCACGCCACATTCGTACTCGTTGGAATCAGTCGCAAGGTTCTTGTAGTAATGCGAGAACTGCGCCCAGACGCCTTTGCAGTTCCCGACGATCACGTCTTCCATGCAGTAGATGTCGGACGTTCCGCCGCAGGCCGAAAGAACGCCCGGAGCGCATCCAATCAGACCAGCGCACGGGTCGCAGTCGCCACCGGGGCCGCCGGTAAACGCACATTCGCAATCGTTGCCGGGAAGAGGGGACGCGGTGAAACAGTTGTTGTCCGAACCATAATCGCACGCAATGTCGTATCTGCGTGGGATCTGCGGGAAATCCGCTGCAAGGTCTACGGCGGGGCTTGAGGAAAAGCCGGGGCAAACGTAAGTCCAGCCACCAGGCCGGGCGTAGAAATACGCCGTTTCAGTCGTGTCGGCCCCGTTGTTGTCGTTGTCGATAAAACGCAACGTTTTCTTGACGATGGTTCCGTCTGTTCGCTCGTAATCCTTTGCAAGCAAGATCCCGTCTTGCTCAAGGATGTCCGCAAGGTTTTCCGGAATTGGATCGCCGTTGTGAATTGCGATAATCACATCATCCTGCTGCTGGGTCGTCAAACTGCTGACCTGCTTGATCTCCCACGAATACAACGGCACGCCAGAACATGCGAACACCCAGTATTTAGGCGTCCTGCAATTCGAGGCGGCGTCGTCGGAATCGCTCGCGCTTCGGTTGTCATCTTGATTCAGCGAGTTGTAATCTCGAACCCACCATTTTTCTTTGTGAACAACACAAAGCATGGTTTCTTCCATGCTTCTGTATGTCGATGTCTCACTAACCACTCCGTTTATCACGACCCAGTGGCGGAACCGATGGTCTATGTCTGCATTTGCAACGTCCTGAAGGAACCAATACGAATCCCCGTATTCGCAGTCTTCGGCGTCGGAGTCGGTGCCAAGGTGAGGAACAGAACCGTTCTCGATGATCTGCTGCTGCAACCGGCTAGCCGCAAGTCCCGTGTATTGACGGTACGTCGTAGAGCATTGCAGGCCGTTATCGCAACACTCCGCATCGTTAAACCCTGGCGATGCATCGTCGTACCCGCAACACGGGCTGGTGCATGGGGGCCAGATGTTTCCGTCTGACGGCTTTTCGTAGAACCAGGTGTATGTGCGATCTTCAGGATGAAAGTGGTCATAATCCACTTCGATCGTGTCGCTCGCCGGACATTGCGTGCGGGTCTGATACTCCCCGGCACAATCGCAATCGCTGTAAGAGATCACGCCTACCCCGTAGGCGTAGGACGGGCGTGGGATCCGAAGTTCCAGCACTTCGGTCCTGTTGTGCAAACACGCCGTAGCATCCAGGTCGGTAGACCTCGCACCGAAATAGCACTTGCCGCAGCAGCAGGTCCGGGTCAACGTCATCAGCAGTCACCATCGAACTGGTTGGGATACTGGAAAATGCAAAGCCGAAAGTCTTGGTCGTCTTTTTTTGCAGTTGCGACGTAAGCCATGACAAACGCCCCATTAGGAACAGGCTTCAACTCAAAGTCACCCGGTAGATCGGCAACGGTCACGCCGTACTGAGTGGTCTCGTCGTTAGACAGTTCCCAAAGGTTCAAAGCGGTAGACGATTCAAATCCTGAGTTGGTGCGAATGCCTGCCGGAAACGCATACTCGGAACCCCAATCAATCGCTTTTATGGAGTAGACCCACTTGCCTCGCTTCAACGTGTCAACAACTCCGCCAGGGTAAACCTCTGCGGATGATTCCACGCGACAGAAAATGGGTCCGGTCCAAGTGCCCGAGATCATGGCACTGGATCCACGATAGCGGCGTATGCAAGTTCCCAAACAAAGTCTGGAAAGTCAGCCGTAGTCAAAGAGAACGCCCCGTGGTACGCGGTCGTCCAGAAGACCGTTTCGGCTACGAGAATTGGTCGGTCCGGAGATGACGCCATTGAAAGTTCATCGAGGTCAGGGACCGTGCCGTCGATGCCCCAAGCGTTCTGATCAAAGTGCGCCCACTCGTCCCAGAGAAGAACAAGGTCTACTCTCGAAAATTGCTCGTCGATAGAAGATATGTTTACTGCTTCGATTACCAGTTCGCCTGGGTCGTAACCGAATAGGGCGTCGGCGTTTCTCTTGTTCAGAAGAGTGTCGGAGTCTTGACCCCACTTGTCCCACATCTCGTTCACATACCAATTATTGTCTGACGTTCCGCCGAGGAAAGGCCGTCTAAGAACAAACGAAATAGTTGTTCTGACCTGCTCGATTGCAACGGTCGTCGGTTGGGCGTTTATGTCAACCCGATATCCGTCGACATCCATGTCCGCTTTGACGCCGTTTCTCCAATTAATCGGATCAAAATATCCGTTAGATGCCGATCCAATATCTGGACCGACCAAAGGATTGCTCGTGTTTCGGGTCGGAATGATTAGGTCTTTACCGTTCCGGTAAGCCCTTGCCAGGCGACTCGATGTTTGGATGCTGACGGCAGCGTGTGGATGCTCGTAAGTCGACTCTTTTGCCATGTGGGCCAACTGGATTTCAATTTCCCAAAGCCCATTATGACCCGCGTTGATTTGTTTGCAGGTGACCTGCTTCGTGATCCAACCCGTTTTGGTGCTTGGGAGACTGTTGATTTCTACGGTCGTTTGATCTGGCGTGTACGAAGAAATCCAATACTTCCAGGATGCCGTCGCTGTGTCGTAATAGGACAAAGGCCGACCGATTCTGATGTCAAAGAACTTTTCCCCTGTTCTCAGGTAGTTTCCAACGTCTGCGACAACTTCGGCTCCCCGATCAGGCAAAGCACCGCAGAGATCAACATCCCAACCGCAATAGTCGACGACGATCACCACCGTCATGGTGCTGGGATTGAACAGTCTTCCGTTGACTGTATCCCAGGAACCTTTTCGCACTTTGATCGTCGGATCGCAAGTCATGGATTGCTTGCTCCTTGGGTGTTGTTTGCGACATTCAACGCAGTGTTTAAAGTCGGATTGCCGGTGACGATTGCCGTAAGACCCGCGGCGGGATTGTTAAACAGTCCTGAAATTGAGTTGGTAAACACCTGGCCCATTCGCTCCATGTATTCCTCAAGTGTGACATACATAACTGTCCCCCCGCCAGCATTAGATTCGACTTGGGCCGCAAGTTTTGCTTCTGCTTTTTGAGCAAGGGCTTCAGACACTTCTGGGCTTCGCGCTGACGAAATAGAGTTCGCCAGCATGTCCATCTCGGCCTTGATAATTCGCTTGCCTTGCGGACCGATGTACCTGAATTTCTCGACTCCAATTTTTGCCGATTGAATTTGAGACATTGCCTTGCGTGCCATCATCGAGACGCCGCCAACAGTCAGGCCGAGAACTCCAAGAACCCCAGCGGTAATCATGCGAGTTCTAGCCGTCCTCCCGCCCATGACCTGCTCGCGTTGTGCCTGGCGATACGCCTGCCTCGCTCCCTTTTCTTTCCTGCCGAGGCGGCTTCGCATTAGTGCTTCTTGTCCCTCTGAGACCGGCGATGCCATGCCGTGACCAAGGGCCATTTGTTTCATTGTTGCCATGCCCTGTTCAAACCTTCGTCGCTCGTTCATCGCAGACGTAAAGCGACCACGCGCTCGACGCATGAAGTCGCCGCGTGGCCTGCCGACCTGCTTGTCAAACGTCGCCAGTTTGGTCTTGGCAGAACTCAGGGCTTTGGTCAAGCCCTTCGTGTTCCCCGTCACGTTGATGAAGAGATTGCCTACGTTCGCCATTTGAATGCACCTCGTATCGCTGCCGCGATCTCTTCTTCGGTCTGCTCGCCCGCCTCGCGGCGGAAGTATTCAGCCCAGTCCAACAACTCGCTGCTGCTCATCTCTGTCCGAACCTGCCGAGCCATCATGCCGATCTGGGATGCGACCCGGTGGATCAGCATGTCGATCGGCTCTAGCCTTTTCCCTCGGTGTCCCACCCGTTCAGCGTCGAGATCAACCCAAAGATCTCAGTGACAACCTGAGCGGGCCACTGGGCCACCTCGGCCTGCGTTCTTTCCGGCACAAGCGAAGCGGCGACTGCCGCCGACATTGCTTCGTCCAGGTTCGAGAGAACATCCGCCTCCAACTCGCGGATGGTGATCTCTTGTCCTCGAACAATGTGCGTTTCCTTCTTAGGTTCAAACATCAGTGTCGCACCCGGAAAGTGACTTCGCCTTCCATGATCCCGTCCAGTTCAGTCGAGAAATTCCAAGACACGGCGTCAACATTTGCAGTCAAATCGCTTCCATTGTTTAGGTAGATTCTTGCACTGCCGCAATCTGAACTTGCATTTAGTTTGATAAGCAGTGTTCCGTAAGCGCATTCTTCTAGTGCCGCACGAAGGTCTACCCCAACATCAACAGCAGGATCCACTGCGGGGTCTGTTCCAGCAGCCTGGACTTCATATTTGACTGAAAGCGTCATCTCTTCAGGGCTGGCAAGCCCAGGAAGAACTTCACGCCTAGGTGACGCCCCGGTGGTGATGTCAATCTCTGGTCGATCGCCACCATTGTGGCTGAATCCGGTGATTGCAAAAGTTGTTGTGACTGGAGACGTTGCACCAGAAACAAAAACGCCTTGTAGTTTGTTGCCGAGTAGAAATGCCATTATGCGAAGAACTCCAAAGAGGTCGTGTGGATGTAGATGCCCTGACGCTCGCCGTCATAGGCGGGTTCGTAGTCTCGGCCTACCGAGGTCACACGCATAGGACACTCGACTGCTCTTGCTGCTACGACAATCAACTGGCCGATTGTCTCGGCCTCTTCCAACGTGCGAGACAGAACCATCGCGTTGTAACGCACGAGCCTGGGGCTGGTCACCGCCGGGATCGGGTTCAAGAAATCGTCGCCCTCGAACGTGTAAATGACGGCTGGAAATCCTGCCGCGTGATTCCGAACAAACGGAGACACCGGAGCCTGTTGTACTCCAGGGTCACCAGCCGTTACGGCTTCAACTAGGAAATCGTGTGCGGTCTGCGGAATGCTCATGGCTGCGTCCTCCTGCGGAAGTCGATCAGACCCATCTTGGTGGCCTTGGTCGCGTTTTCGCAGGCAAGTTCGATGCCCTTGTTTAGCACCCGCAACGCCTCCCGTCGCTTACGCCTGAATGATTCCCGGCGAATCTGGTGTGCCATGTTCTTCTTGCCCGTTCGCACGTTCCTGGCACCATCTTCGATCAGGTGAGAAAGCGTCGAGGGGTTGCCCCTGCCGTTTGCCACTCGCTTGACCATTGAGCGAAACCAGAAATCAGTTTTTCGCTGCTTCTTTGATGCGAACTTGATGCTGCCGCGTCGGCCTGCCCACTTGCGAAATCGCTCGCGGGCAATGTAAATCGGTTTGTTGACCGGCGTCAGCATGTTGCCCTGAAGGTGTGTCTTGCTGCTGCCGTACTTGTACGCCCCGTTGCGGTAACCACGCCGGGCAACATCGTCAACCACTTCGGTCGCTCGCTTCGCAGCCATGCGAGCGTAAGTCTTGTTCAGACCACCCTTCTCGATAAGCATCTGGAGATCCCGCTGGATCTGCTTTTCGTTGACGCTGTATTCCATTAGAGATCCACCTCGAAAGCGTAGATCACCAGTTCATGCTCGACTTCGCGTACGTCCTCGATCCGCTCGATCGCCAGTTCCCGACCCTTGTAGGTCAGGCGGCAGCCGTAGTCGATGCCCGAGTCATACCGCATCTTGATCTGGAAGAACCGGCGTCCCTCCATCTGCTGCATGCCTTGGTCGTCGAGTTTCCCCTTGATGCTCTTCACCTGGCCCCACCGCGTGATGGTGGTGTCCGTGCCGCCGATGTAGTCGGACTGACCGACGTTGCCGGTCGCGGGCGTGCTACACGTCACGGCAATCCGATGTCGTGCGCCGCCACTATTCACATTGCACCGTCCCGGAAGTTATCCAGCAACGACCTGTAGCCGATGGGCAACTTGGTCAGGTTGATGTTCTGCTGCACCTGCTCGCGGTTCTCGTAGAAGTTCGCGCCCAGGCCGAACACGCACAACTTGAGATCCTGCGAAATCTCCGGCGTGTCGACCGCATATTGCCAGCGGTAATACTTGCGGTATTCGCAGGACTTGTCGGGACGCACCATCGCGTACCACCAGCCTGCGCTGGTCATCAGATAGAACTTGGATGTTACGTCCGTGGTCGTGTCTAGTGCCGCATCGACTTCGGTGATGGTACCGATGTTCGTCGGCGACCCGACCTCAGCACGGAACGGCGGTCGGTAGTAGCCCGACTCCTGGGTGACCGTCCCCGACCGCATGAGACGCCCGGTCCACTTCTCGACTGCGAACACCGCTGCATCCAGCGATCGCTGCGCAGCGGGGTCGTCGTCCGTGATCTCCAGGCGGATGTGATCCTTGAACTCGGAGAGTTGGAACTGGTGTGTGCCGAGATTGGAGAGCGTGTGCGCCATGTGATCCCCGTCCTCCTCCCCAACCCCCCCCACCCGAAGGTGGGGGAGGCGGAGAAGGAGAAAGATGAGTGGTCAGGCAATCCAGACCAACTGGCCCGCCGCGTAGGGGCGAAGCCATCGACCGTCCGAACGCATCCGAGTGAGGTATCGAACCTCACCGTTTGCACTGTCGGTGTAGGGGTCGACGAGTTGCGAGAATCCGACACGATCGAAGATGCCGTAATCCTCGGTGTGCATGAGCATTGCAGCCACGTTTCCGGCCTGCTTGACCGGAAGGTTGTTGCTGACTGCGACCGGAAGACCAAGAAGGGTTCCGATGTAGTTGCTTTCAGCGACTGTCGAAGTAAGGAACGGCTGGTAGAGCGGTCGGCTCTGGCCGTCCACAAGGTTTGCGATTGCCGCGAACGTGTCCTGGCCCATGATCCACTTCAGACCGCCCCAATACTGGGCAGGGATCTTCTCGTATCGCAGAGAAGTCAAAGCCTGGGTCACCATCTTAGCGGCGTCCGCAGAAGACCCGGTATCTAGAACACTGATGTCAAGTTCGGCCTTCTGAGCAGTAGCGGCAGCACCAGTAAAGATCGCGGTAGGAGTGTCAGCGGCTGTGGCATAAGCACCCTGGGCCGCTGCCCACTGTTCCGGAGTCAGAAACACCGGTTCCGGACCATCATCGTCTCCGATGCCGGTCGCGTAGGCGTTGTCGAAATACAGGCCATGCTCTTCGGCGTGCTGGAGAAGCATTTCCTGCACCGCGTTGCCGCGAGCGTCACGCAGGAATTCCTCGGTGACGTTGCTGCGTGCGGAACTCTTGAAGTTCCGAACACGCACACGCTCGAATGAACCAATCTTCTGAGTGTACGCGCCGGATTCGGCAGTGAACGCATCACCTTCGAGTGAAATCCTCGCGTTGACGCGCTGAAGTTCCACGTCGTTGCTGTAGGTACGAACAGAGAGTTGCTGTCGCAGAACAGCCAACTTCGGCAACTTCCGGATCATCTGTGCAAGCAGATCGACCGGAATGCTCGCACCCGTGATCGGGTCGCCATCGCCATCGACAGCCGTATAGGTGGCATTAGAGCCATCCGAACCACCGCCGAGCGGGTTGACTCGAACGTCGGGGTTGCCACCAACGATCTTAATCTCGGTTCCGTTGATCTCGAATCGGTATCGCCGATCCTCACGGGCGGGGGTAGCCGCTCCAGGCGTGAAACCGAAGGACGGCTTCTTCACGAGGTTGGACAACTTTTCGCGTGCCTCGGCACCACGAATCTGCGTGTCGAGTTCAGCAAGGCGAGCCTCGCCGTTCTCCAGAAGTTCGATCGACTCAACGTCGTCGATGCTGTCGTTGCGGAGCAGGATGTCGTTCATCTTGCCCGCGAGTTCGTCCCGCTGCTCGCGGAGACTCCGTGCGTCGTCCATTGGAGGACTCCTATGTGAGACGGGACGAGGCCGACGCGTATGCGCCGCTCGTCACCAAACTGAGTTCGACCAGCCGAGCCGCCCGCACCGTGCGGACGCTCGGACCTGATCGACGGTGTTGCCAAGTGTCGCCATCCTCAGCAACGATGAAACCCACTGAAACGGATCCGTCGAAGTCGCCTCGTTCGAGTGCTTCGATCACGTCCTGCCGACAGTCCGGCAAGTCGCATTCGAATCCAAGTCCATTCTCTCGCTCTTCGAATCGAAGAGTCCCCGCGCCTGTTCGTGCAAGCGGTACGCCGCCTGGATTGTGCTGAATGAACATCGAAACCGAGTCGTCGATCTGCATCGCACGAGGCTCGATCTTTTCGCGGTACGCGCGCGGGCGGTCACGAAGGATGACGGAGAGACTGCGGTACGGGACCGCGATGCCCTCAAGCGTCCGCTTCGTCAGCGTCCCCGCTGGCATCATTCGGTGTTCGATCTTCGCCATTAGCCATTTCCTGGTTCTGCTCCACCGGGAGCATGTTCGGACCGATGAGAACTTCGTCCCCGCCTTCGATGGGCGTATATCCCATCATCGCGCGGGCTTCGTTTCGGGTCATGATGCCCGACTGAATTGCCGTTTGAATCGCAGTAACCTGTTCGCTAAACGTGCCGCGAACGAGAGGCGCGGTGTCGAACCACACCCGATACCGACTCTCGGATTCCCGGCCCGGTAGCAACTTGAAACCGAGTTCGGTCTGGATGGAAGCCAGATAGGAACCGAGGCATGTATCGACGTAGGCTCGTGACATCTCACTGGTTTGCTCCTGCGTCGAGTTCTCCAAGTTGTAGAGGTACTGGGGAGGAACCCCGTACATCTGCGACACCTGGTTGATCGTAAATCGCCGAGCAGCGATCCAGTCTTGATCGGTAAGCGACTGGCCTACCTGCTTCACGTCAGATTCGTTCTGCACCACGATCGGACGCAGCATTCCCTCGACCGTGCCGTGGGCGTACTTGAACGCATCCTGCATCGCACGGATTGCGTCGGCTCCGACCGTTTCCTTTGTGGTGATAGCAATCTTGCCAAGACCAGGCATCTTGAACGCCTGCATCCCGGCGATCTCTTGCTGCGCGCCGAGTTCGATCGCACGGCGAGCGACGACGATGGGGCTTTCACCCCAAAGCATCCGCTGGTGTGCGGGCATTCGCCAGTGGACGACATCCTTGGGGTCGAGGTCGCCGTATTCGCTCGATCGGTAATACCAGCCACCGCGATCGGCGTCCGGGAGCAACTGCACGTCCCAGGGTCGGACCGGGATCAGTTCGTCGACCTCGCCAGCGACCCGCGAGATCAGCGAGAAGGCGTTTCCCCAAACCATCGCGTTCGTCATCATGTGACGACGCCATTCGTGGCTGGTGAAGTACTTGTTGGTGTGCTGGTTCAGGATGTCGTCGAGGTCGGGGTACTCGTCGCACTCCTCCCATCGACCATCGTTGTATTTCTGGATCTGAATCGGGAGCCGGGCAACGTCTCCAGCCACAACCGAAACGGCGCGCTGAACCGGACACAACCCAAGGGCGGTGTACGGATCGGCTACTACGTCGTTCGCAGTAGTCGGCTTCTCCCAGTTCCACCAGGTGTCAGGCAGAACGTGGCCGGAGCCGCCGAACTTAGTATGTGAGAACTTGCGTCGGATCTCTGTAACGAGTTTTCCTAACACGCGATGTTCCCCAGATCAGAGTATGCGCCGGGACGTTCCGCACCCTCGCGGATAATGACCCCAAACAAACACACCATTGCAACTACTGGATCGATAATACCCATACTTTTGAGTTTGCAAGGTCTTCTGTCGCCATTTATGTTTTTTTCTAGTTGCACATTAGCAAGTGCGTACTCTACCACCGGGTCAGGGCTAATAACCAAATTGCGGTGGCGAAGGAACGATTCGGCCAAATAGGTCGACGGACCCATGACCATGATGGTCTGCGGCATTGACCACATCGGCAGATCGGTTTCGGGGTTGTAGTTCTCGTCGATGTCGCCCCAGGTCTGAACCGACGTTTTCATGCCCCCAAGGGCGTCATATCCGACCCGTTTTAGGTTTCCCCATGTCTTCAACTCTTCCAGTTTCTCTTTTACGGCGTCATATTGGACCTGATGGTTGCAAATTGTGACGTTTTCGTAGCGGTCCCAATTTTCGACAAACCGCTGATAATGCCGCTTGACGCCCTCAATATGGGGGTCTTTGATGGCCCAATGGTGCCATTTGACGTGGAATTTGCCCTCTAGCCAAAATCCATACGCCAGGCTCGTGAGGTCAAAGGACTTGCTGAAATCAACCGCCGCATAGATCGGCGTTCCCAGTGGTGGGCGTTCCACCGGGCCGTTAGCCGTCCGCCACTCCTTCAACTGGATCCACTGAAGCCCTTGCAGGGAGTATCTACACATTTGGTAGCGTTCCCAGTTGTCGAGAGCGTCCTGAGCGGTGTATTCCTTCAGCAATCGGCGGTAATTTGAGATCGGAATGACATGATTAAGGCTTGGTTGAGCCTTGATCCAGGTGGATTCGTCGCGGAAATCGTCGTCCTCATCCAGCCCATAAAACAACGCAAAAACGTCCAATTCGTCCCAATTTTCGGGTTTTAGGGCTTCTTCCGCCACTCTCCGACGTGTGTAATACGGACTATCAAGTCCGAGTTCGGGAGATCCTGGCGTTGTGACGCTAATCATGAGCGAGTCACGGAGTTTCGGCAAGGCAGACACCACCTTCTGCATGTAGTCTTCTTTTGCCTCAGCCGTTTCGTCACAAACGTAGAGAATTGCCTTTGTGCCGTCCAGAGTGCCGGTTTTTGACGCCATAGGCCGAAATCGGGCTTTTGAGACTCGGCAACGGGTTTCTCTGATCGTGGTTTCGTATTCGGCGTGGCGGGCCTCGTCTTCGTCTTCTGCTCGCCAGTCGCCAAACGCTCGATTTGCGATCTTGTTTGCCGCGTCATACGCCTGGCGTGCTTGGTCCATCTTGTTGGCTAGCACAAGATTATCGGACCCCTCCCAGAACATGGCGATGTAGAGCAGCAGCACGCCCATCATGGTCGATTTGCCAGCACCACGGGCCACCTCGCAATACGCCTGTTTGAATCGGAAACCGTCAGTTTCGGAAAATTTCCAGCATAGGACTGACCCGAGCAGGAACGATTGCCAGGGCAACATGACGATCTTTTCGCCGGTCAGTTCGTGGCCGTCCGCGACTTCGAGTTGAGCAACGAACTCATTGAACCGCTCTAATTCCTTTTCGTCGAAATAGATGTCATTTCTGGTCAGATCGTGCATGTGGCGTTTAGCCGCCATCATCACGTTGTTATTGACCACGATTCTCCCCGCCAGGACATCCTTGGCGTAGTCAGTCGGGTGCGTTACGTTTCGAATCATTCTGTTCCTTCCGTAAGCCTATTCGTGACTTGAATAGAATCGGACTCTATTCGATTCATTCGCCCCATATTCTTATGGGGGGCGTGACTTGAATAGAATACGGGCCTCCAGACCTCTGTGGATTTTTTCGAATGA